TCTGATAAATGTGTATATTTAAATTTATTCTGCTCAACATACTCTTGATTTTTTGGTGAAATTTTAAAAATATTAATTATGGAATAATCTTGACCTAAACCCTCTGATATATCTACAGAAATTACACCCCTTATTGATTTTCTCATAATTGGTGAAAATATATCATCATCATCAATCCACTTCAAACCTTCATATGAGAACTTCAATCTATCATCCAATTCTTGAATTTTTTCATAAACATAATTTTTCTTATTGTTCATCAGGTTTTCGATTACGCTCTCATCGAGCAAAGACCTAGTAGCATTTACAAACCTCAGACCATACTCTTGGTTGAAAGCATCTTCACCACCAATATCCTTTATTGCTTCTTCTTTCCAAGTAGTTAACTCACAAAATGATTGTATCGGTATTTCTCTACCATCATCATCTTTATATTGAAAAGTTCTAACTAACTTATCAGAACAATTATCATTATTGAATACATGAATTACATCCTTCATTAAGTCGGTATTAAATCTTAATTCAACTTTAGTAATATCGGAAAATTCTTCGTTGACTTGTTTTAACAGGTTATCCTTACTAACTCCATGTTCATGCATTTTGTGTGGATTTAATCTCAGATAAGTTACAAATCTACCTGGAACTTGATACCAATAAACTCTTTTAGCCTTGTAGTTATTTTTGAGTGGGTCACCATCTGGCCTCTCAGCATCGGTTAATAATTTGTAAAATAAGTTCATACCATTTGGGGTGGAGGTGATTACAATTTTAGAGTTTTCAACTGCTGATACCACAGGAAAAACCGCGGTGTAGTATGGTTCTATTATATTTGAGGGAATGTGTGCAAATTCATCTAGATACAAGAAGTCAATTGTAAAACCAATTGCTGGTGTCTTACTTCTTGCGGATGATTTTATTCTACATCCATTTTCAAAAATAATAGTTCTTTGATTCCAGTTTTTTAAACCGACTTTTAGAAAAAACGGTAATTGTTGGTAAATTGATTTTATCTTATCAATGATTTCTATTGTAGTTCCGGCTATGTTAGCAACAATCATAATGTTTTTATCATTATTAAATGTCACATAGTGTAACATGGTTATGGCAGCATTAATAGTTTTTCCTATTTGTCTCGACCCCATAAGAATGCTAAACCTATTATTGTTATATAGATTGAGGATTTCTTTTTGATAATCTCTTAATTTTATATTTTGAATTGAACCATCCTCTGTTTTAATTCTACAATACTTTTCAGCAAAATAATGAATATCCAATTTGCATTTGATGTATTCTTGAATTTCATCTTCGGCCATCATGAAGGTGATGCCCGATTTACGTAAACCTATTTCACTGGAAAACCAAGGATTTTGAAACCTTTTTATTACAACCCCGTCGTTGATTTTTTCAGTAACCTCATCGACAAGTTTGGTTGTAAAAATGAATTTCCTCTCCTCTTCTTTTTGTTTTTGTTGAGCCATGAGGAATTAGTAATTTAGGATATATATACCAAATTCTTTGACCCGAATGTCTAAAAAAGAGGAAAAAATACAGAATCTACAAGATGAGTTCTCCAGAATTCAAGAGGATAACAAAGATTTGGATGTATCAAAATATCTAGCAAAAAGAGAAGACCATTTACCAGACTTGGGCACAATCCAAATATATGACTATGATAAGGACATCGATGAAACAAAAGAGCAAGCGGATGAAGTTTTGGAATCGATGGTCGATTTATATCTAGGTGATTATCCTGATTTGATACATCACAAATACGTTCAGCAAAAAATGAAGGAAGACGCTAAAGTTTATGCAGACACTTTATTTTTACAAAAAATGACAAGACGCAATTTTTTGACACAATTAAAACAAGTTGATAACGGAGATAATTCAGCGAGGATGCACGAAGTTGTAAACCAATCTGTATCACAGATAAGAGACAATATAAAATTTTCCCAAACTCAAAGAACAGAGTTTGAAAAATTTTGGAAAGATATGAGGAAGGATTTGGGTCTCAACGAGCTTTCTGAAATGATGGAACAGAAAAATCAACCAATTGTGGATGAAGAAAATGAGACTGGTAAAATAGTAGACTCTAGGAGTTTGAATGAGATGATTGACAAAGTAATCAAAGGTAAGATTTAAAATTATCAAAAGCTTCAAATCTTTTGATGAGGTGGGGTAGAGACAAATCAATTTTGTCAATGTGTGTTGGGTTATATTCATTATCTTCAATCCTATGGATATAGATTGAGGGGTTTGAAATGGTGAAATCATCTTTTATAACATCAGATAAGCCCTTCTCTGTATTCCTCATCATAGATGTAAAGATATGTTTTATCGAAGATGATAAATTTAGTTTTGGTAAAGATTTATCATATAAATGTATGAAGTCATATTTAGTTATTTCAAAATCCGTAAATTTATCTGTATCGCTTTTATATCCAACACTGTGTTGAAGGAGTAGTTTTATTTTTTTGAAATAGAGTTCATCAGAATTTTGATTTAGAAAATTTTCATTCAAATAGTAAAAATTTTTGATTTTGATCCCATTTATTCTCAATTCTTCAACAATTTCTTCGATCAATTTCTGATACAAATTTCTTGTTTGTTTGGAACAAATTATATAAATATCATCCATTTCATTTTTCAAATCTAAAATCTGTTTTAATTTCAATTCATAATCCATTTCTTCTATGAGTTCTTTATTCAAAAACTCTTGTAGGCTTATTACAAAATCAGATAAATTAATCCGATTTTTTGATGATAAAACTTTAAGTTTATTCCAAAGATTATCAGGCAGGTAGTAATTTGTTCCGTTAAATTCTATTTTATTACCTTGTTTTTGATAAATACCATTTTTAATAAGTCTGAATTCTGACGGTGATAATTTGTATAGTGGTTGGTTTGGATTTTTTTTATTAACAATCCATGCCTTTTGGTTTGTATCCAATAAACAATTTAGATCAAAAAAATGAGCCTTATTTGACATAAGTGTATATATTAAATAATCTTAGTGAAAGATCGTAATCAAATTATATCTCTACTTAAAGAAAATTCATAGAAAACTGGCAAATTCAAAAATTTATTAAAACCATTTTTTAAATCCCCTAGAGTTCTAGACTTTTTGTAAATTACCAAAACTGTCACACCAAATTCCTCTTGAAAAAGCAGGTCACATTCATTCCAAGGTCTTTTATAGAAAGTTCTCTTATCCCACTCATCATCTCCACCAGAAAGCCAATATAAACATTTTTTAGTATCAACGTGATCAATGTCCAAAAATTTTGTTATATCTCTGTTCCAAATATTGGGATCTGTGATTTTATTTCTCATCATGAGTGCGACACCTTCACATATATCTGTGGTACAAAAATCACCTATTTCAAAAAATAAGCAATTACCAGCACCCTCACTTACCTCAACGGACTGACTATTCATTAAAAAGTCAATTTCGTTTGTTTTGGTGAACTTTCTTTTTCCCATAACAAAAAAATTATTTTTTTTACTTTTACATTTTGATACCACTCAAAAATTTACCTTCAAAATTTCCATTTTCGAAAATTCCATTTTCGAAAATTCCGTAAAAGTTACCTGATTTAAAAATACCATAATGCCAAGATCCTGAATAAAAATCTCCACCATTCCATATCAATGTGTTGTTTTTTAGTTCTAAGTCCGCATCTTCTATCTCGGAGTCTATCAACCAATCAAAACCATTTTGTTCTAGAAGTTCTAGTATGGATTTTTGATTTGTGATTTTTTTATCACCTACTACAATTTGTTTAAATCTCATAATTATTATTACAAAATTATATATTCAACCAATATTATACTTAATTCCTATATCACTGATATTTTCAAAAAAATAATACATCATTTTATTTTTATCTTGAAGACGTTTTAATATATAAAAAAAATTAAAATAATAATGAAATTTCTTAAATACAGAAATGATTTTATTCATAATCAAACAGATTTCAAATCACAGATCGAAAATTCGAATTTAGTTAATGAATTTTTACAAAATGATTATAAATTTGGAGATACCTATTTTGGTAGATTGGTAAATTCCACTATCCAAATGTTTAAAAGAGCTTATAAGAGAGCAGAAATATCTTTATTATTGGGAGATTTGGAAGACAGTCTACAAATAATGGTAGACAGACTCAAATTTGAACAAATAACAAGGGAATATCCAACTTTATATCTGAAGTCTACTTTGGAGGAAATTAAAAATGTATGTATAAGTACCCTCAATGATGATGAAAAGTTGAAGATTTTGATAGGATGGGATGGTGTGAAAACAACATATAATCCAAAAGATCCAAAAGCTGATATACCTGGTTATTACAGAAAAAGAAAAATAATTGTACCTTGCTTAGTACAAAAATGTTATGATAAAATTGCTCGTAATAAAATGAGGGAAAGATTAGAGGGATTATTTAATCCAACCATAATCAAGAACTATCTTGATACACTTTCTGATTTTATGGATGAGTTGAGGAGATTAGCTTATGAGATACAACACCCAAACACTCCTCTATCAACTAGTACAGCAAAACCATTTAACCTAGAATTACTACCAGTATTGAAAAAATTGACACAATTGAATTTACAAAATGAAAGTTCCAAACAATCAAAGTTTTTATCATACTACGATTTTATTAAAGAAAACCAAGAGGGTGAGATTGAAATGGTAAATCTTAAAAAGTTAAAAGATTTATCGGACAAACTAATTCTTTTATTAGATGAGAACCCAGATCAAAAATTAGAAGATAGTGGCGAGTATATTGAATTTGTTAAAACTTTAAAAAATTTAAATACTGATGAATTAAACTATTTGGAAGAAAATGGTCTTATAGATGATTTAAAACAGGTCACAAAAATAGAATTCCAAAATAATACAGAAAAGTCATCACAGATAAAAACACCGGAAACCATCAAAGAAAAGCCAATTTTCAAAGATGATTCGGAAGACGTTCCTCAAGAAAAAATAGAAAATCCAACTCAAACAAAACCTGTTATAGAACCAACTGAACAAGTACAGATGTCAAAAAAAGAAGATAAACCTGGTGATTTGGATACTCAAACACAAACCTCATCAAAACCAACTACCGAACCATCTATAATTGATGACTCAGAGGAGGAAGTTAAAGCTGAAAATGATGAAGAAATTATTAAAAGTGTACAATCTGAGGAGGATAAAAAATTTGAAAGATATAATACAAGATATAGTACTTATATCAAAATGATTCTTGAAGATACGGTTGGTAGGACCGAAGAAATATTAACAGAAGAAGTTAAGAGAAAAGCTAAATTAGCTAAGAGAGTCAGAGGGGGAGCACCAGCTCCACCTGCTCCGGTACCCACTCCAACTCCGTCTCCTGTACCGTCACCACCTGCTCCAAGTCCAACACCTGCTCCTGCTCCACCTGCTCCGTCTCCTGTACCGGCACCACCTGCTCCAAGTCCAACACCTACTCCAAGTCCATCGACTGTGAATGTCCCAAGAGTTGAGGAATTATGGAACAACTTTTTTGAGACGGTTAATGAAATCTTACCAGCTAAAATGACGTTGGATGATGTGAAAAAATTAAAAAGTTTCAAACCAAAAGATTTGGATTTAGCTTATTCTATCCAAAAAGAGCCAGAACCTTTAATAAAAATTATCAGGCTTTTTGAGTTAGCTAATTCAATATACACAACACCAGTTATTCCATCAGGAAGATCTGGTGGTGAGGTTTGGCCAGTGACCTACAGAAAGTATGCATTTGTTGGGTCTGGTACACCCGGTGGACCTACTAGACCGGGAGCGGCTCCTGGTGGATCTATATGGGTTTATAAACCATTTTTCAATGCTTGGAAAGAGGGTGTTTATGAGATGATGGCAAACCCTAAATTCAAAGACATATTCAAGAATGTAAAAAACATGATTGAAAATATAAAGGTTGATATTGAATACTTTGATAAAATCAATGAACAAGATACCAATAAAGTTTCTGATATGAATAAATCGGTTATACCATCCAATGAAATACTGAAAGAATTTGTAATAGATATGCTTAGGTTGAAAAATCAAGCTGACTTTGATGAGTATGTTTCCAAATCTTTAAGAAGATTTTTTGGTCTAAATGTTGAATCTTCCAATTTGAGAGCATCTGGTGTAAAAGAACGTCAAGAAATACCAATGAGTAAAAATGATATAGAACCAAATACTTGTGTATGGGAACCTTTCAAACAAAATTCATTTCAGAAATCCGATGAGAATAAACTGTTTGCGGTACCAGTAAAGGATTTACGGAAGTCACAGACACCAAATACTCACCGTCCTATTCGTGAGACCAATCTCAGTTACAACTAGAAAAGTTGAAATTAAATTCACGGTTAATTATCAAGATGAAGTTAATGACAATGTAGAAAAAATGATCAATTACAAAAAAACTGATTGGTCTTCGGATGGAGGGTCTAAAGGTCAAAATGTTTATTATGGCATTATGAAAAATGATTTTACATCTGGATTTGAAATAACCTTTGCGAATGTATCTGGTAGTTTGAGTGCAGGTTTTGAAGCGGATCCATCCATAGGAGAACCAAAAACAAAAAATAGTTCGAATTATCAAATCAACCGAGATAAAATAAAATTAAACTCCGGTGAGAGTTCAAATTTATTCTTTGCTAAATTAATTTCTTATGACAAAGATAAGAAAAAGCAAGATGTTACTTCAAACAAAGATATAGAAGTTAACAAAGAAAAATATGATAGAGATTTAGGTAAACTAAATACTAAATCAAAAACCAAACTTTATGACGAACTTTTGAAGAGGGGTAAGGACGATTTTGGTTGGACCTAATGTCAATTTAAACCCGATTAAGTCGGGTTTAAATTTTTTATAAAATCACCAAATCAATATATACATTTATGAAATTTATTAGTCTGTATAGAGATTTTATTTTAGAACAAACTTCCAATGAAGTCGACCCAATGGTTGCTAGTAGGTCATTTAACAAGAAAGACTTACAAGATAAGATCAAAGAATACCAAAATCAAATAACTAAAGTCAGAACTGTTTTCTCAAATGATAAGTTATCGGATGTTGATATTCCAAATCAATTAAAAGATTTTTTAAAAGATAAAGATACTAAGAAATTTGTGTTTGATAATGAACTCACTCAATTAGAAGTCGATGTCTGCAATATTTCAAGACAACTGAGAAAAAAAGAACTCGAACTTAATAAATTGAAACAAGATGTTAAAACACAACGGACTAATATATCTCCATTAGAACCACAGTCAAAAGAGAATAGTGAAGAAAATATTACCAAAATACAAACAGATCAATCTAATATTCAAAAAGAATTACAGAGACTTCGTGAATTACTACTTAAAAAAGAAAAAAATAAAAATGATGTAGTCAGGGATTATGAAGAAAAACTCAAAAATATTGAAAAGGAGATCAGATCTGATAATTTGTAAAATTTAGAAAAATATAATTTTTTCTTTTAATATATACTTTTAAATAAAAAATATCGAACTAATATGGCAATTCAAATCGGTAAATACAAAAGACCAGGTATCTTTGTAGAAGAATTCGATGCATCTATAATCACCTCACCAGCAATAACAGGTGGTATAGTATCCTTAGTTTTAGGATTCTCGAAAAAGGGACCTGTAAATACCCCTGTATTACTACAAAATACAAGGGATTTAGAAAATATATTCGGCGCACTTGACAGAAATCTTGAAAGAAAGGGTTCTTTCTTTCACAGAACAATATCTAAAATGTTAGAATCAAGTCCAGTTTATGCAATAAATCTTATGCTAACTTCTGATACGTTAGACCAGATTGAATATCAGTCTGTATCAACTCGTACAGATGCTTACAATGATGTAAAAAGACTAGGACCGTATAGAAGGTTTTTCAACACCACAGGGTTTTGGAAACGTGATACTGAGACTTTCAATAATCTTGTGAAGGATGATCCTGGAGCTGCTGGTAGGTTACTTTCATTCACAAATCTTTCTGATAGATATGTAACATTGTTTATCTTCAAGGCCGCTAATACATTTGGTTTCGATAGGAGTTTATTGGAGGCTTATGGTACGGCAGAAAAAGTTCCTTTATATCTTAATCCGATGGATTATGCTTCTGATTACTTAGTCGATGTTTTAATTGTTACTGGAGACTGGACAAATTACGCTGAATTATCTGTCGATACAAAATGGTCACAATATTTTACACCTGATGGACTTAGGAAAACTAGAGTTCGTGACTTTGCTAATGATAGAAATATAACTTTATTAAATTTTTATGAAGGTATATCAATGATACCATACTTTAAAGATAATAATGGTAGAAACATTTTTATTGAGAATGTCATCAATGATGACACTGATTCAACTGGTGTGTTCTGCACATTTGACGTTGATAAATTGGAAGGAGACTTCCCTAATGGCATGGTTGATTTGGTTGGCAACAACCTTGTGGTAAATAATTCATTAGTTGATACTGAACAAGATACCGTTTCTTTTCTCTCATACAATGAGACAATTGCTGAAACCTTAACATATGAACATACACCTTTGGATGTAGCTGGTGGTGCTAATGGACAGAGTGTCATAGCATTTGGACCAACAATATCATTTTTCAACGGTGGTGTTTGGGGTGGTCAAGGTGGTGTACAAAGAACTGCATTATTAAGAGAAGGTTTCATAAATGGAGTTGGTTATCATGAACCATCTGCATTTTTTAGTAGTACATCTTCATTCACAATTGGATTTGAAACAATTATGCCCGATGCTTACAGCGGTG